CCAAGAGACAATCTCGTTGGACAAGCGTATTATTAAAGAAATTATGCATACGGCTAGCTTTTTACCGATGTACACGCACGGAGATACAGACCGCGATAGACAAGAAGCGAAAGCCATTCGTATCTTTGACGCTTGGGAAGAGTGTTCCCCGTTCTACCTTTGGAGTATCCCTTGGTTTGACCGCCTTCTAAAAGAACAAGCTGAAATGTACCCTGATAATAAGAAGATTAAAGAAACGCAAGAGTTATTCGCGATGATTAATAAATCGAAGCGTATACAGAAAGTCATACTGGCTGCTGTAGAAGTTGTTGAGAGAAAATATGACATACCTAAAAACATTGACATCGGGGCGTAAACTTTGCGAACGATTGCTTTAGTTAGGTTGTAAGTAGGTAAAGGAGGGAATACCCCTTGGCAGGAGTTTACGAGTTTTCTCCGTCCTTTCAAGAAAAGATACTTTCTATGATTTGGCGAGAACCAACGTTTTATACGATTTACAAAGAGTGCGTAAAGCCACAATACTTCGAGAGTGATGTTCATATTGATTTAGCGAGGGTGTTTAACGATTACTACGAGAAATACGAAGCGCAACCCTCTCCTGAAGTCATCCAAGAAGAGGTACGAAAGCTAACTGCCCACTCGAAAGTGAAGAAAGAAAAAGAGAAAGATTATCTGGAGTGTGTTGACCGGTTAATGAATATGGATTTAGCGGATAGAGCTTACGTTCAAGATAGCGCGATTGCGTTTGGTAAGAAACAGGCTCTGACGGAAGCAATCCTAAAATCGGTTGACGACCTACAGAAAGCGAAAGACTTCAGTATTATCGAAAAGCGAATAAAAGAAGCCAACCAAGTTGGTGAGAACATCGGTGATTTAGGTACTGACTACTTTGCTACTATCGAGAAGAGGATGCCTGAATATGACGTCCGTGATGCTGAAAAAATTAAGACTGGCATTGATGTTCTCGATAAAGTTATGGCAGGTGGTTTAGGGCGCGGTGAACTAGGAATTGTTATTGCCCCTCCGGGGACTGGTAAAACGTTGTCACTAATTAACATCGGGGCTTCTGGTGTATTACAGGGTAAGAACGTTGCTCACTTCTCTTTGGAAATGAGTGAAACACGAGTAACACAGCGTTATGATAGTACGTTTACGAATAAAGACTTTGGTTTCATAAAAGATAACCAAGAGAGTGTTGCGAAAGCCCTTAACATGCTTAAACGAGCGCGAAAGGGTACGCTAAAAATAAAGTCGTTCCCAACCCGTACTTGTACGCTAGACATGATGAAGTCCTATCTTACAAAGCTTAAGTTGGCTGATGGTTTCGTCCCTGATATTATTATCATTGACTATATCGACTTGATGAGACCAACCTCAACTTATAAAGAGCGACGAACAGAGCTTGAAATCTTGTACGAGGAAGTTCGTGGTATGGCTCAAGAGTTTGATGCTGCAACTTGGTCAGCTTCTCAGACTAACCGTGGGGCGCTTGAAAAGAAAGTTGTAACGATTGCTGACCTTGCTGAATCCTTTGGTAAAGCGGCAACGAGCGATTTTATGATTGCAATATCACAAACGAAAGAAGAGAAAAAGAACAATGAACTACGTTACTATGTAGCTAAGTCACGTAACGGTGAATCTGACTTTACTGTACACTGTGACGTTTACTATGACAAAATGCGTGTCCGTTCTAATGCAGAACGTCAGTTAGCTTTCGAACTTGCTGAAGATGATGAGGATGAAAGTTCTGATAATAAGAAACGCGGTAAACGCATGGAAAGAGAAATAAAGGCGAGAAAAGAGTCTGAAGGAAACGTTATGAAAGACGTAATGAACATTATGAACAAAAAGGAGAGTAGCTGATGCCGGTGTATAAGGAAAGATACCAGAAGCCTTCTAGGGCAACAGTTGTAAATCCGATTGAATACGAGGTAACTGAAAGCGGTTGTTGGGAAGTTACCTCCCTACACCGTAGGGATACTGGGTACACAAGAATTGTTAGAAACGGTAAGTCGTATGGAACACACAGGTATGTTTATATTCAAGAGTTTGGGGATATACCTGACGAGCTACTAATAAGACACAAATGCGACAACCGTCTTTGTATCAACCCAGAGCATCTTGAAACAGGAACTAACGCTGATAACATGAGAGACATGGTTGAACGTGGTGGCTCTAAGCCAATGCGAATTTCAAAAGAACAATACTTTGAAATTATTGAGAGTATCAAAGCTGGACACAACATGAAGCAGATGCGAAAAAGTATTGGAAGTTCAGCGGTTATAAAAGCTATCGCAAATAACACGCATACCTCTTGTAAAGACTTTGATCCTGAACGCACTGAGGTTTACAAGATAGCAAAAGACTCTGGTGTCAAACCAATATCAAAAGAGAAGTACCAAGAAGTTAAAAAGTTACTGGAAACAGATTTGAGTATGCGTAAGATAAGCGCGTTAACTGGTGTTGGTGCTGGTAGAGTTAAAAAGATAAAAGAAGGAAGACACCACTGGGACAAAGTTCTCAGGGGTGAACTTCGAAAATTTGGAGGAGAAACAATATGAAAATACTAGCGTTTAGCGACCTTCACGCCCACAAATTTGCTGATTTTTCAGAGGTTGATGACATAACAGGAAACAGCAGGTTTACCAATATTCTTAAATGTTTAGATTATATGAAAAATTACGCCTTAGAAAACAAAATAACTCACGTCTTATTTATGGGTGACCTGTATCATAAAAGAAAAACCGTTGAAACAACCGTTTTCAACTTAACCTTTAACAAGATAGAAGAACTGGCTGCCTGCGGTCTTCATATAACGATGTTACGGGGAAACCACGATATGGAAAACAATAGTCACACCGCCCAGCATTCTCTTGAAGCCTTTAAGCAGATAGAGAACGTAAAAGTGTTAGATACCTTTGAACCGTTTGACCTTCCAGAAACTGATATCACAGTTTATCCTGCTCCGTATTGTGACGACAAAGAAGCTATTAAGAAAGCTATTGACTCTTATGCTTATACAACCGTTAACGAAGGGTTGGAAGATAAGTCAATCTTAATGTTTCATTTAGGTATCACCGGTGCTTTTGTTGGTAAGAGTTCTTATGCTATGCAGGATGCTTTTACGATAGGTGACCTTATGCCCCATGCCTTTAGATTTGTAGCAGGAGGACATTACCACCGATATCAAGACTTGGGTGGCTATGAACACGCTTTCTATGCTGGTGCTCCAATACAAGGTAACTTTAACGACGAGGGTGAAGACAAGGGGTTTGTGGTTCTTGACATGGAGACAGGAACCAAGGAGTTCCAACCGATTCCTAATCCGAAGTTCATGACTATCGAAGTTGACGAGCTGAACGATGAAGTGCTAGCTGAGCTAGAAGAGAAAACGAAAGGCAATTATGTTCGTTACCGCGTACCGGCTAATCAAGCTCACGAGCTAGCTGAGAAGCTTCCTGAAGACTCGAAACACCGTTTGGAAGTACAAAAAGACTATGACGGTGAAAAACGAATTGACGTTGACATCGATGACTCTTACGAAGAAATCATTAAAAAGTATGCGAAAGAGTTTAATCCTGAAGCGCTTGCTGTTGGGTTAGAAATCTTTCGAGACTCACAAACTAAATAATTTGGAGGGTATTATATGTTTTTAGAATCTGTAGAAGCCGAGAACTTTTTGTCATACAAGAAATTTAAGATGGGGCTTGAAGACCAAGGGCTTGTCTTAATACAAGGAGATAACCGAGACGATCCTGCCTATGATTCAAACGGGGCTGGTAAGTCATCTTCCTTTGAAGCGATTGTTCATACTATCTACGGTAAAACGATGCGTGGGCTAAAAGGTGATGACGTAATTAACCTAGATGCTGGAAAGGGCTGTATGACAGCCCTGAACTGTCGGGATGACAGCGGTGCGAAGTACCGCGTTGAACGATATCGTAAACACAAAACTGGAAAGAACAACGTGTTCATCTATCGTAACGACGAAAACATCACACCTAAGAGTACGAAAGATGCTGATAAGTTTCTTGCCGAGCTTTTTAGTATTGACTTCCAGACGTTTACCAACTCGATTATCTTTGGTCAAGGGGATGAGATAGCTAGGTTCTCAACGGCTTCTGACTCTGAGAAGAAAGACATTTTGGAAAAGATTTTAGAAATGACTGTGTTTAAGTCCGCACAAGAAGAAGCAAAAGCAAGATTAGCAGAAAAGGCAACGGCTATCTCGACGAATGAACGTAACACTTCTCAGGCTCTTGGGTTAATCGATGAATACAAGAGTACACTAGAAAAGTTACGAGACTCAGAGAGAACACACCTTGCTGATATCGAAGAGCAGATGACACTCATGAAAGCACAACACGACCTTCATGAAAGTGAGAGCGTTAAGCTGGCTGCCCAAGCGACTGACTACGAGACTGAAGCCGAAAAGGTAGAAGTCAAGCTCTCTGAAGTGAACGAAAAGCTTGAAAAGTACAAAAAGGTTCAAGAGTTAATCGATAGACAAAATAGTATTGTAACCAGCTCGAAAGTTGAAATCCGACACTTTAACTCTGAGCTTGTTACCTTAAAAGATGAAGTGACGAAGCTTAAGAATGGTGAAGGCACGAACTGCCCTGCGTGCGGTCAAGAGGTAACGGCTGAAACGGTTAAACCTTCTATAGACCATACGACAGCGAAGATGCGTGAAATTATGATAAAACGTAAAGCGACACAAGAAAAGTTGGAAAAAGACGAGCTAATCCTCGATGGACTTAAAAAGAAACTTGCAGGAAAAGACACATTAGAGCAGGAAAAGAATGACATCGTGGGAGAACTTTCTGAACTCAAGGCTTCTATTAGGGTAAGCGATGAAAAACTAAGAAACATAGAGTCAAAGAAGAAAACGACTTTAGAGTTGATTGAACGCTTAGAGAAAAACCGTGATAAAACGTATAAACCACTAATTAATGAAAAAGAACAGCAACTTGCCGACAAAGAAAAGTTCGTTGAAGAATTAACTACTCAACGGAGGGAGCTAGTTAAGGAAGCCGAGCTGATTGAGTTCTGGGTGAGTGCTTACGGTAACTCTGGTGTTAAATCGTATCTACTTGACTCTGTTACACCTTATCTTACACAGCGTGCGAACTATTACGCAGGTAAGCTTTGTGGTAACACCGTTGAAATTATTTTTTCTACGCAGAAACAGCTTAAGAGTGGAGAAACACGAGATAAGTTTGAAGTACAGATTACGAATACCGTGGGTGGAGCTTCTTACTTGGCTAACTCAACGGGTGAGCGTAGACGTATTGACCTAGCTATCTCATTAGCTCTACAAGACCTTGTGATGACTCGCTCGAAGGGTAAACTGAACGTTCTACTTTATGACGAGGCATTTGACGGGTTGGATGCTACTGGTTGTGAAAACTTAATCCAGTTACTACAAGAGTTGTCCACAAGAGTTGGTTCGATATACGTAATTACTCACAACGACGCGCTTAAAACTTTCTTTGACAACCAGATTACAGTAGTTAAAGAGAACGGTGAAACGCAACTCGTAGTAGCTTAAATAAAGGAAGTGAGCTCATGTTGTTCAATGAAGAGCGTGAAGAAATACTAAAGCAGAGAAAAGCCCTACTAACTGAACAAGCGAAGCTCTGGGATAACCATTGTGACAAATGCGAAGACTTCTACCAAGGGAAGAAAGATGGGATCGTACCTGCTACGAAGTTTAAAGATTCAAATAATCCTGTTTGCGACGTTTGTCCAATCGATATCCGTATGAAAGAAATCGGTAAAGAGTTGGCTAACTTAATGCTTGAGGATCGAGCGTTACGAGGGGTTGATAAGTAATGTCTCCTTTTATTAGCTATATGGAAACGCTTATGGGTGAAGCGAAATGGAATACTTCCGAGACTGAAGCAAGTTTCGATTGTCCATTTTGCGTAAGTCGTGGAGAGACGGAAGATACTCGCCAGCGTTTCCGTATGAATAGTCGAAAGCTCTTAGGTGTTTGCTATAACTGCGGTTGGGGTGGTAATGCGGTATCGTTCGTGCGTGATTACCAAGGCTTAACTTGGGCTGAATCGTTGGACGTAGTTAACTTTTATACTGACTTCGTACCCCTCCCACAAGATGTTTTCGATGAAGTGTTTGATAGGATCTACTTGGAAGGTAAGGATATTGGGATTACGAAGAAAGCGATCCCCCTTCCGAGTGATTACAAGTTGCTAGCTGGTACGTCCTCGATGATGGCTGAGCCTTTCAGAAAGTACGCTGAAAGCCGTTTATTAACTGAAAAGCAGATAGACCTTCACGGAATAGGTTTCTGTCCTGAAGGCGAAATGAAGCTTCCTAACGGTGACACGATTTATTTACGAAATCGGTTAGTTACTCAGGTATTTGGAGATAACGGTGAACCGCAGTACTGGATGGGGCGTGCTATTCGAGATATGAAGCCGAAAACGTTAAACCCAACAGGGGGACTGAATACGCTTAATAAGTCT